GCCATAACGAACATCGTCGAGATCGCCCCACTTTACGCGGGTGCCGCCGATACCGGCGCCGACATAAGGCGTGAAGCCGGCGAAATTGCCGAGATCGACATAGGCATTGGCCAGAATGGAAAGTGCAGAGAAACGGCCGCGCTCGTCGGAAGCGCAGTTGATATCGCCGTTACAGGCCGAGCCATAGGTATGGCCATCGAACTTGGCGCGGGTCATGTAGTCGACCGTCAGGTCGGTGCGGAAATAATCCGTCACCTGATAGCCGACACCGCCGCCCACAAGGAATGAGCCCTTCAGGTCGCCATAGAGCGTGTTGCTGCCGAAGGTCGGCGAGCCGCCGCCGCAGGTGTCGCAATTATCAATGGTTGCGTAATCCGCATCCTTGAACTTGGCCTTGGAGTATCCGATGTCGCCGCGCAGATACCAGCCGCCAACGGCAGGCGGAGCGACAACGACTTCAGGGACTTCCGGCACAGGTTCGATGATATCGGCCGCCAGCGCGACAGATACCATGGCCGTGAGGGCAACCGATGCCGCCACACCGGCAAAAAGAGTTTTCGTAAGACTTTTCATATGTCTGCCCCATCGGAGAATCACGCCGCCGGAAGCGACGGTACGGATGTTTGTGGGGAAGACTATTCGGCAAAAGTTAAATCCGACTTAACGTTAAGTTTTGTATTGTGCTATTACGTTAAGCGACTTAGTTAGCAACTGCTAAATGAAGGGAGTTCCTTAACCATAGCCGTTAATGGTTAAAGAAGGCTGTACCAATGGAAGAAACCGACATTCGCCCCACTGCATATTCTTATGTGCGCATGAGTACCCAACAACAGTTGAAGGGTGATTCGCTTCGTCGCCAGCTAGAACGCAGTCGCGAATATGCAGCCGAAAACAATCTCCGTTTGGACGACTCTCTGCACGATATTGGCGTCAGTGCTTACACTGGTGCAAACGTGCGATCCGGCGCGCTTGGACGCTTTCTGGAACTTGTGCAAAGCGGACAAATCAAACGCGGTAGTTACCTGCTCGTTGAGTCGTTGGATCGACTTTCACGACTGCAAGTTCGTAACGCGCTCGGCCCGTTCATCGATCTAATCAACGCCGGAATAACCATTGTAACGCTTGCAGATAAGCAGGTTTACTCCGATGCGACCGTTGACGAGAACTGGACGCAATTAATGATGTCGCTGGCAATCATGTCTCGTGCACATGAAGAGAGCCAGACAAAAAGTGACCGACTGCAACGAGCAGCCGAAGGCAGACGCAAACGGGCGCTTGCCGGTGAGACACGTTTTTCACATCACATGTTCCGTTGGCTCGATCAAATCGAGATTGCACCGGACAAATATGAGTACCGGCTGAACAAGCATGCCGACACAGTGCGACAGATATACGAGTGGGCCGATGCAGGCATAGGCCAGATCGTAATTACTCGTCGTCTCAATGAGGCGAAGACCCCTACCCTGACCGGTAAAGGTGAATGGCAACAGCCAACGGTAGGGTTAATTTTACGGAACGAAGCGGTGATCGGAACGTATCAGCCGGTTCATCGTGTTAACGGAAAGTCACAACCATACGGCGAATTACTGCGCGGGTATCTGCCAGCGGTAATTAGTGAGGAACTTTTCTGGAGAGTGCAGAAGAACAAGCGGGTTCGCAATTCAGCCGGACGAAAAGGCGAAAGGCTCACGAACCTAATTGGGCCACTCGCCACTTGCGCACATTGTCAGGGCCGAATGCTCATTAAAACGGGCGGTGCTGCAAAGAACCCTCAAAAGTACATTCGTTGTGACAACAACTATCGCGGTGGACCATGCACCGGACCAAGCGGACAATTCCGATACGACAAGGTTGAGAATGCAATTCTCGATCACGTGAGGGAGTTTCACTCATTCTCCGCGTTTGCTCGTGAAAACAACAGCGCTGGAAAGCAGCAGTTGCAGGAGAAGATAGCTAGCCACGAAACCACGCTCGCGGAATTGGAGAAGCAGCGCAAAAACCTCATGAGCGTTGCAGCGATGGCCGAAGATGACGCAACTCGTGCGGACGTGATGCGGGCACTGACCGAACGTCGATCCCGCGAGGATAGCACCAAAGCCGAACTCGAAATATTGCGCGCTGATTTGATGACGCTGGACAGTGCAGAACGTAACGCTAACTCGCTTGCCGAACGGATCGCCAGCGAGCGCATGATGTGGGAAACCGGATCGGACGAGAAAGTCTACGAGAGCCGGTCAAAGATCGCGCAAGCACTCACGCAGATTATCGACTTTATATCCTTCGATATGGATACACGACGCTTCCGAGTGATTATCGGTGCTGGCATCGTCGCATATGAATTCGACAAGCAAGGCCGACTGACGAACAAATTCGATCTTGCAACATCGCCAATGCGGGATGGTCCGTCGCCGTTGACGGTCGATAATTTTGTCCGAACATATGAAAGCGAATTGGAACGCGACCAACTTGATGCAAAGCGCGAAACATTGGTTAGAATAATGGACGCGAATCGACCAAAAGGTGATTGATTATCAAGGGGGCAACCATGTTGAACTACGCTACCGATTATACAACCATAGCCGATAAAATCGATAACAAACAAAGTGTCGAGTTTGTAGTGGAACGTCAGCTAACCGCATTCGTATCTGGGTGGCTGTCAGGCGATTGGCAAACTTTTCGCCCTACAAGGCTTTCGAATGAAGCGCTCACTGAAATCTATAGCAAGTTAACAACGTCGCCGAAAGATTGTTTCACACGCCACGAATTGAACGTCGACCGTGACGGCGGCACGACATATTATAAAGAAAATGAAGACAACGCCGATCTCGTGGATGTGAAAGTCGTGTTCTAAGCAAATGATTTGGGGGGCAAATCCCCCTCAACCTTCCCATATGCTGTCTGCCTGTTCCGGTGTTTTTCCTGCGTACTCGAATATTGCAAGCACTAGCGGATCAAGGCGACCGAACGATTGACCGTCTTCCCAAATGATTTCGTAATCCTCGCGCAATTCCTCGTCGGCTACTGCTGCAATTGCTGCTTTGATAACGCTCGTGGTAATTGCTGCTTTCTTCAAGCGTAGACGAAACTCGACACGTTCCAGCGGAGGCATATGCTCGCGCAATTCTTCTACTGTTGGCTCAGGTTGCGGCGAATGCACCCATTCGTTAGAAGGTGCATCGAAACGATACTCGCCCTCGGGTTTTGCGGGAATGATTCTCGCATCTGCATCTAAGCCTTCAAGTGCCCTTTCGGCTGTGCTTAATCGACCAAAAACACCGGTGCTGGCTGAATAAATCCAATATGTTGAGTATGCTTTTTCTTCCATAAATCACCAAATTAAAATGACATTGCCGTTGTAAGAACCCGAACCGCGAATCAAACGCATCCACCAGCCCGGAGGTAAACAACCTCCGCTATACTCGCCGTTGCCGGTGTCACCGCCCAGCGTAGTACATACAGTCCAGTACGTGCCGTTGTCCGGGCTTATCTGTAATTGAACACTATTGGCATAGGTTCCGGTTAACTTCGCCGTATAGTAGATATTCTCACCCGTATTGTTCTGCATTCGCTGGTCATGGGAGGTAAAGTTCCACTGATCCCACGAGCCACATTTGCGAGCGCGATACCTTGCTTCCTGTCTCGCCCATGCAGCAGCGCGGCCTTCAATCTGGTTGGAGATTGTTGCCTGTGTCCAGCCGCCAACGGCATTCACGTTGAAGTTGGCGGGATTGTAAACGTACATGTCATTGCCATTTCCGTTACCACCCCATAACCAAGATGGCTGGCCACCTTGACCGGACCAATAGAAGTTTAGTGCACCGCCGTCTGATCTGCGCGGATATGCGCGACCGGCCATGTTCCCGTTTGTCGCGCTGACTGCACTAGCACGAGCGGCTTCTGCTGCATTGTCAACGTAGGTCTTGCTCGTCGCTTCGTTTGCATCGGTAGCGTAATGGTTGAGGATCAAAGCACCATCGGAAGCGCGCAACGTAACATCTTTATACGAAGCCGGATTGCCAAGCGCGTATGCACGTAGAAGCAGGTTATTAGACGTTCCACCCGATTGCACCAGTCCCTGATTTGCACCAGCGCCATCTTGGAAGAAAAGAGTTCTGGAGCCGCCGCCGCGCATGTAGACGTTCGACACATCAGAAGGATGAGCGACTACAAGGTTGCCTGCGACTGTACCGCCGGAAAGGGACAATTTAGTACCTGCAAGCGTATCCACATAAGACTTTGTTGTCGCCGCCGATGCGCTTGAAGGTGATGCACCGAGTATCAACTGGCCGTCTGACTGCAAAATGGTCTCTTTGTAAGTCGTTTCTCCCGGCGTGTATGCGCGCAGATGTGTGTTGTTGGTTCCGCTGTTATTATAGATAAGCCCGGTTTCTTTCCCTTCACCATCCCTGAACCACAGGACGCGATTGCCTTCCGACTTGATGTTCATCGTGCCAGTTGCGCTAACTGTCGTAACGTTGATTGCCTGCGCATTCGTTGTCCCCGATACAGTCAGGTTCTCCAACGAGGTCGTGCCAGTGAACTTCGGATTAACCGTTGACGCAGCGATCATGCGGAACGCAGAGCCATCGTAGACTACTGTTACAACCGTATCGGCTAGTATCTGGTTGGCAACCAGCGGATTCTTATCGCTGCTGGTAATGGCTTTTGCACCAAGGCCATTGATGTTGAGCGTAGCAGCGCCCGTATTCGTATGATTCGCCCAAAACGCATAGATGATGCCTTTGGTGTATTTCGCCGGAGCAATTGGATAAGTCAGGACATAAGCATTTGCCGATCCTGTGCTAGTGAAAATCGGATTGATTTGTTCATAGGAACGTCGAACTGCACCGCGAATTGCTCGAATAATTGGAGCAACCGTACTCGGAGCATAACCACCCTGAACGCCGTCTGGTGCTACGCCAGTATTGGCCTCATCGTTTGGGTTCCATGAACTGTCTATAATATCTGCCATAAGTGAACACCGCTTTCTTATTATTGTTATTGGGTGTCACGCTTTTGCGTGTTCCTGTGTTTCGTATTTACCTTTATTCTTCGATTTCGCCGTCAATTCCTGCATCGCGCATATAGCGGTTGATCGCATCGGCAGTTGCAGCAGACGCGCCACGGCGAATAACGTGGAGTTTCTTCACGTACTCACGCAATCCGCCTTTCTGCATCTGTGCTTGCGGGATGCCAGCGAGCCAGCCGACAAACTCAGGATCGACAAGCAAGCGATCCATGTATGCGTTTGCTGCAAATTCCTTGACCGGACGAACAACCGCACCTGCCGCCGCGCCCCATGGACCGCCAGTGATCGAACCGAGGCCGCTCATACCAATATCGAGCAGTTTGTTACCCCAATTGCTGCGAGTGGCCCTCGATGGATTGGCACTGCGAAAAGCTGCGATCTTATGAAGTTTGTCCAAGTCGGCACGATACTTCTCAAGGTCCGTTCCCTTGAACATTACGTCCTTCACGTTGTCAGGAATTTTGTTGAAGTCAGCAAAAAACTTCTTCGGATTGAAAACCTCAATGCCGTTCTCGTCGGCTTTGCGTCCCATGTTGTCGAGCATCGTGCCGACAGTCTGACGCCATTGCTCATCACCACCGGATGCACCGATTTCGGTTCTCATGCGGTCAAGCGCTGTAGCATTGCCCTCACGAACATATCGCTGGAACGTCTGATACGGCTTAATCGGATCTGCCTCTTTCACCAAAGGCTTGAGCAAATCCTTTGTGCCGCCCTGCTTGACGTATTCGCGATTGGCCTTCTCTGCCGCCTGTAGCGAGTCGATACCGGCCTGCCCTGCCTGCTTCGCTGCATCGTCCATATCGGCAGTGATCGCACCATAAAGACGCTTATAAAGGTTCTGCTCGTACGCGCTTGCACCGGAATTGCCGAATGCAAGATTGCCGATGGCTGTGCGGGTTTCCTTGAGATCACCAAACGGGACGCCATTGAAAACAGAGTCCGTTGACAGCGCATCGGCTTGTTTGATCGCGCCATCAATGACCGGACCTTTGTTCAATTCGGCTGAGCGACCGAAAGCGGCTTTCTCCTTCTGGAGATTATCAAGCAATTCACGCACATTCTTACCGGGCGAACGAGCGTCTCGCAGTAGCGTGTCGGTCTGGTCGTAAGCGTCGTTAATGCGACCCTTGATGAAGTCTCTAGCCTGCGTTCCCGCCTCTTGCAGAGCAGCGCCCGCACCTTCCGGTGTTGTCACACCGCGAGGACCGGCAACACCATCGACAAGACCAGTGTATCGCTTATCCAGAATATCGTCGGCCAACTCGTGTGCACGAGCAACGCGACTGCTAGGATCGGCAAGCAAGCGACCTTCACGGGCTGTCGTGCGCGTCGTGCCTGTAATCATACCGGCAGTCGGTTCAACTCCTGCTTCTTTATATGCGTTGTATCGTCCTGCTGCTTCTGCTGCATCGTCGGCTTTTCCTGCAATCAGTCCATCGATACCGCGCTTGCCAGCTTTAAAGCCTGCGACAACACCACGACCGACGCCCTCGCCTGCCGCGTTCACGCCTGCGTCAATCGCCTTATCCCTAATATACTCGCCTGTGTCGCGTGTGTCCTCGTTGTCGTACGCCCAATTGATAACGCGTTCGACAATATCTTTACCCGCTGCGCCGCCAGCACCAGCACCAGCCATCGCGCCGGTAACAGCGCCTGCACCTGTACCGAGTACCGGAACGACAGAACTGGCGGCACCTGTTACTGTTGCACCACCACCAGCACCAATGATAGCGCCGATTATTTCGCCAATTTCTGGAACGATGCTAGGGATATCACCCAAATCGAAACCTTCGGGATTGAGCAATCCGACCTTACCTGTCTCTGGGTCGGTATAGATGATGTCATCATCGCCGTAGAGTTGCGCATCCGGGTAACGCTTTCGCATCGCCTTCAATCGATCTTCCGGTTTATGCAATGCTCCTAGTTCCATACGTGTGCCCCATGAGACACGTAAATCGCGGTCAAGATCAGCAATATCAGGTTCGGCTATTGCGGGTTCTTCCTGCTGTGCTGGCTCGCTCTGCTTGAGCGTACCGTCCTCATTCCAATCCATTTCCCAAGGCTTCTTGCCCTTCGGCTTTTGCTCGGTCTGCTGGTCCAGATGTGACCAGTCCATTTCCCATGGCTTCATATCTTATGCTCCCCAATTTCCGTAACTGCCGCCCCAACCAGTTTTCTTTTTCTTCAATAGGTCTTGGAGCGCGTTCGGATTGTTTGCGCCATTGAGAGCCAGCAACAGGCTTGCAATGTCTTTCGTTTGTGAATTCGTGCCTTGGTCGCGCATCTGCGTAAGCGCTTGGCCCATGTCCTGTTGGTTCGGCTTTGCCATCGAACTCATCATGGAAACTTGAACCGGCTGCGCCTGTCCGCGTCTGGCCTGTGCCGACTGCGATGCTGCTTGCACCTGCTTGTTCGCTTGCGCGTCTGCTTCCTGCATCGATGAACTAAGAGCGCCAAGCAGGTTGATTCCCTTCTTGGTGTTCACGCCCATGAATTCATCTGGCAGCATTTTTCCGAGAACCGGTGATTTTGCTTGCTCCGGTGTTTCCGTGCCCAAAACACGATCAAACAAGCGCTGGCCGAAGCCACGGTCATCAGGGGTGCTAGGTGCCGTTGCTTGCGCTGTCTGCTGCTCTGCGGTCGGTTGTGACACCTCCTGCGTTGCAGGTTCAACACGCGAACCGAAGTCCGGCTGCTGCGTCGATCCCAAATGTGACTGTGCGCTTCTAGCTATATCCGTTGGGCTTGCACCGTTAATTTCCTGCGCCCAAGCATATCGATTATCCCAACCGTGACCGGCACGTGGATTGTCTCGCTTATAACCGAAGGGACGTTCGTAACCGATCATTGCAGCGGTCGCGTCGTTCACGTTGTCCGCTGCCATGAGGTTATTCCAGGCGGCACGTTCTGGACCGTTGCGCATTTCGTGAATTACGAAATCTAACTGTGTGTCCAAATTGTTCACGTTGCCACCAGCGAAACGGTGCAAAGCGCGAGCGCGATCACCATTCCACTGACCAATGCCGATACTATCCGTGCCGTCGCTGCCGTCACCCTTATTGCGCGCACCCGTGTTCATGGTGCTTTCCTGCATAAGATTGCCGACAATACCGGCTGCTTGGTGCGGTTTCAGATTATATTTGTCGATGTAATATCGATAAGCATAATGCGCATTACTATTGAGTGCGGGCTTTGCCACTATTCACCTCGTCCCGTTTACCGGGCTTCTCTAATTATCGTACTTCTTCCCAATTTTTCGGGTCATTGCGATTGCCACCCGCTGGCCCGATGTAACGATATTTAACGCCCTGATCGTCAGTGAAGGTATCGTTATCGGTTGTTGGCGCAGTTGCCCCCAACAATCTCGGACCCTTCTTGTCGGCCTTAGACTTCGGAGCAACCGGCTCTGGAACGGACACTTGCAGGATTGCGCGTTCGCGATCAAAGCCCTTGCCTTCGGGATAGATCGTATCGACACGACGCTGATAATTCTCAAGCGAGACGCGGTTCATGCGCTCCATGATATCAAGCAAACGGAGAATGGTTTTCTCATCCAAATCGATAGAACCACCTGCCGCTTTTTCAGCAAACGCACGGTCGTTGTCCGAAATCTGTGTCGAACCAACTGTTTCCTTCAACATCGCTGCAACCTGCGGGGCAATTGCAGATCGGAAAGTTTCTGTGTTCGAGATTTTATCGCTGTCGGTGACGCCTAAGTAAGCGCCAATCTTCTGCAAGCCCAATCGGAAATCAGCACCAGCACCGAGAATTGCTCCATCCTGCACCGACTGGCGAGCGTTACCGATAGCAGTGAGACCCTTGACGTTCTGCTGCGCAGTCTTGTTCTGCTCCAGCATGGTATCGAAGAACTGCTTGTCTGTGCCACCGCCGATTGTGATCTGCTGTGCCGACGCTCGTTTCTGATCAAGCATCCAATCACGGAACTCCATCGGCTCAAGACCTTTGGCCTTCTGCTGATCGCGATACAAATTGTACTCGCGAATATCGTCGGTGAGTTTCTGCGATTCCTCACCTGCAACACGACCAGCGGCCTTGCCCTGTTCCATTTCTCTCGCGGCATCAACAGTGCCATCGGCGTTGACGTAATTGCCGTTTTCATCAAGCACACGGCCATCTTTACGCTGCTCGTCGTCAAGACGCTGGATCAAAGCCATCGTTGCACGTGCACCTTCATCGTCTCCACTGGCGATCTGTCTCTTGAGATACTTCTTTAGAAACTCAATCGAAAACGGGTTATTGCCATTGGCATCGATGGTATTTGCGAAATCCTGTGCGTCCTGTGCCTGCTGCATTTTTAGCTGGTCAGTACGAACCTTCGAACGGCTTGCACCGATAGCAGCATCATTTTTCATGGCTTCCTGATACGCTTGCACGCCGCCACTGAAACCAGCACCGAGCGCACTTCCGAAATTCATTGGTGTTGTCGATGGACCGCCTGCCGCCATCATATTCGCGCCGCCACTCATAAGCGCCATCGCCATCGCCTCACGCTTCGACGGATCGGACGGCATAAAGCTACCAAGCAAACCACCGCCACCACTTTCGGTAGGTGCTGCCTGTGCGGGGGCTTGCTCTGGTGCTGGTTGCTCGGCCTGTGCACCGAGCAACCCTGTCTGTTCCTGTTCGCCACGCAAGCGCTTCAATAACTCTAAAATATCAAATCCGGCCATTATGCAGCCTCCATAAATGTATCATTGATGATGAGTTTCACGCCGTTAATCTCAACGACTGCATCCGGCAGAACTTCCTCAACCTCATGCGCAAGCGGCCCGATAAAGATTTCTTCCGGGTTGTCCTTGTACGCGAAGCGATACATTGGAATGCCGTTCGGGAATTTGCCGACGCACTCGAAAACAATCTTGGTGCGCTCATCGCAAAGCGAGAACAGACCAAGCAGCGAGGTCAATCCACCAAGCACCTGACTGCCTGTGTTGGAATAAACCGGCGTTGTGGTGTTGTTGTACCCGCCACCGTTGGCCAGATTGATCATGTTGGCAATGTTCGCTAGCGGCTGGTTTTGCTGGAAATCATGACGCTGAATATCTGCATTCAAGACGTTCTGACTGCGTTCATCCTGCATCGCACCGATCTGCTGCAAATACTGCGAAGGCAGATAGCCAAGCCCATACATATCACCAGCCATACCAGCAGCACCCAACTGAGTGTTAGCCTGTGCGTTCTGATTACCCGCTTGTGAATTTGCGGCATTCATCTGCAAGTTGGCGTTGTTGAATTTGTTGTTCACGCCCTGCTGATAAATGTCATTCTGCAAGCCTAAGCCCTGTAGCTGGTAATTTTTATCGAACTGGTACTGGCTATTCAGGGAGTTTGCAGCGTCATTGCGCAAGCCTTGTTGGTTCGAACTCGTGCTCGCGAGATTTGAATTGGCCTGCATCTGGTTCTGCTGATCGGTATTGTAGAAATTGCCGTACTGACCAGCCGCCGACAACTGGCGATCCTTATCCGTATTGTACTGATTCCCGTACATATCGGTTGCAACTTGCGCCATTGCGGTTGCTGCTGTCTGGTCTGCCTTGTTGCGCTGATTAGCAAATGCAGCAGAACCCATTCGACCCAATGATGCGGCCTGAGAGGCTATCTGCGGGTTCGTGACAGTGGCAAGTTGCTCGGCAATCTTGCCCTGCTGTGTCGCAACCATCTGATCCAAATATGGATTGTTGCCGATGTTCGCGCCGGACGCAGTTTGCTGCAAATAATCCATCGCTGGATTGTTCGATCCTGCAAGATTGTTCGCCTGCTGCTGCTGCAAGCCGGAAGCGGCGTTCGTGTAGTTTGCACCTGCGTTAAGCGTGGATTGTCCCGGTGCTTGTCCGGTGTTCGCGCCGCTGGCAATATTGTTAACACCCGCTGTCGCTGGGTTGGTTCCCACATCAACGCCATTCTGCAACTGCGACAGCGTTTGGTTAGGCTGCTGCGAGAAGTTGTTTCCCTGCGTGATGTTGTTGACGGTGTTCTGTGCATTCGTGATTGCAGATGAACCCTGACGCGCAAGCGCTTCCTGTTGGGCCAATGCATCTTTAGTGGCTGGTGACTGGTCGGCTACCGTGCTGCCCTGATAATATTCGGGCTTGCCATCCTTGTACATCTGATCGGCTTGCTTCAAATATTCCAAAATATAAGGTTTCGCGCCGTCCCAAGGTTCCACCTTTGTTGTTGTTTCTTTAGGCGTACTTCCCATAATTAAACTTCCTTATAGTATTCGTTTCCTTCTGTTGTGAAACCGTATCGTTCGACAATTCTCACCCACTGTATTCGACCAATACCCAGCACATATTTGCAGTTGTGCTCTCGTGCGTATTGCTCGACTACCGGCAAGCCTTCTTCAAAAATCTCTTTGATTGCTTTCCCTGCTGCACCGCCGACAACAAAGAACACGCAAACTGGATGACCACGCCATTCGGTTAGTGAGGTTACACAAGCCGCGTTATTGGCTGTCCAAAGCAAGTAATCTCGCTCGTCCAGTCCTTGGAGCAATTGACGCTCATCAATTTTATTGGCGGAATATTTGAATGCGCTGATTAGCCATTCTCGTACTCGCGGATATTCAGCATCAAAATCAACCGCTGTATCAATCCGCTTTATCGCCATTATACTCCATGTAATACGTAATAAAATTTCCTTGCAGTCGTTGAACTTGCATGGCCGACCGTAAACTGTCCGATGCCAACACTTTCAATCCACCACTGTTCTGCTTTTGCATTCGCGTTAGCTGGAATAAGAAATGGAACTGTTGACCAAACGACCTTCGGATTCATAACAACCGTCGATGTTGCAGACGTGTTGAGTGTCAACGATCCTGTATTATCGAATTGACGAACAAGATCATTCACGACACGCGCAACATGTTTTGGGTCTTCTGGATTATAAACGCCTTCCATTTCGCCTCCTTATGGTCGCAGATATTTATCTGAAACCCGCCGCATTAGCGTCTATTTGAATGGCACTTGCTTTGTCCCATTCACCGCGCAATTGCAGACGAAAGCGATGGAAGCGATTTTGAACGCGGAAATATGCGAAGCCCGTTTCGGCATGTTGGAGCGATGGATTTGACCACTGCACCACGCCGTTGCTTGTGCTGCGCGATCCCACTGCAACAGAAGCCGTTGCCTGCGAACCTTCGAAAAACGGGCGCACACCCATAACATTTGTGCGGTCGCCTACTGCTTTAGGATCAACAGCCCGAACCGAATTGATGAGCAATTGCTCCTGCGTCTCGAAGATCGCTGGCAATGTGTCACCTGAATAAATGTAGACGTTGCCGGTCATATCCATACCCGCGAGCAATGCAGAGCCACCCGCCCAAATTGGATCGTCCCAACTGGCAGGCACATCATCAAGCGTTCCGAATTCGTCCAGCTTGTCGATTGTCCATGAAAGCGCAATCGTATTGAACGTGAATGGCGCTGTAGCCTCTGCCTCTGACCATTCGCCGGTCTGGTAGTTATAGATCATCGTCTTGTCGGGAAGGCCGTTCGGCGTGTCCACGCTAACGAATGTCCAATGGATCAAAGATGCACGTGGATCGACCATGGCAGTCATCAAATGGAACTGCGAGGATTCCGCTTTCTGGAGGAAATACTTGTTTACCTTGCCGTTCCCGATTGGCATGAGGTTGCCATTCTGGAACATGTAAAAGCCGTCATCGCTGAGGAAGAAGGTTTTGCCATCGACCGTAACTAGGCTTTCTGGAACTGAGCAGCCCTTGCCCTCAACGCGAGTATCGAAACGATACACATATGGCGCACCGATATAGGACATTTGAACGATGCCATTCTTGAGGAATACCCAAACGTCATTCTCGCAAACGATACGTTGAATTGGCCCGTAGCCGTTAATATCCTGAAAGTCTGCCTGTGTTTGTGCGGAGAACGCCCAATCACTCGGATAACCTTGACCGCTCCAACGAATGCGATTGGGTTTGAAGGAATCGAGCGGGTCCCACGTGTTCGCAAGGATCACGAATCCCTTGTGAGTGCCGATACGTCTGCCTTTAACCAGCGAAGTAAGGTCGGCAAACTGCAAGTCGGTGTTCATGTCCACGTATTGCGGTGCATCCGTGAAATTTGTGAAAATCTGATATGGGCCATATTCCACGGACTGCCAACGATCTGACTCAGTGCCATTGTAGCCGCCAGTTCGTGACATATCCGTCCACTGGCGATCACCCGGCGACAACTTATAAAGAGCGCTCGCACAACCACCGTAAACCTTAGCATTGTTGTACTGGTCCAAACCAACCGCTGTTCCAGTCGGACGACTCGCCATTGATGTAGCGGAGTATAAGCGAGCGCGCTTCAACGCGCTGTAAGTGACTGTGCCCTGCATAGCACCTGCGCCCGCTGTGACATTACGAGCCATCGTAAGGCCCGGATTGTTGAGGTCTGGAAAGTCAGGACGCCATGGGCCGAAAACGCTGTCGATAATCACCACCCACCTCCGAAATCAACCGTCGGCTGGTTGCCACTGGTAACAGCGCGCTTGTCGTCTGCAACGACTATGCCGAACGCTTCCTGAAGGCTGGCTTTCTCCTGTGCTTCTGCTGTCGGGTCTTTAAGCCAGCGATATGCACGAACAAGCGAGGCATGAAACAAGACAGTGGGAAAACGCTGCAACAACCAGTTTGTAGGCTCTGCATCGGAAAGGACCGGGACACGCGCATAATAGATGAGTTCAACACTGCGCGGCTCGTCACGCTCTGGCACGATCACATAGGAGTTGCCACGCTGGTAATAGCCGATTTCGCCAGGGCGAAGAATTGCACGGTACGCGCTAACTGGCGTCGCCAAGACACCATCAATGACAATGCGGCGCGCTTCCTGAAAATTAGCTGGCAATAAAACTTCATTGTTGCTGCTTGTGAGCGTTACCTGCGTTTCCTGCATGTAGTGGCGCACAAATACGGAAACATCATTCTCCGCTAATGCGATGAATGACTTGATCGGCGCATCGGGACGCAAAATGTAATCGGCAATTGTTTGCTGTAGGTCTGAGTAATTTGAGATTGCCATGTTACAACCTCAAATTATTTTTACGCAGGTACTTGTTATCGGGATCATTCAAAAAGCGCTTGAACGCTGTTCGATCCTCGACAACTCCTTTCTCGTACAAATCCCAATACATCTGCGCGGGAAGTTCCGCGTGAAGTACGAGATCGCCGAGTTTTCCACTGCGATTGAATGCGGCCTCTGCTGTTTTGTTGTCATCAATAATCTGATCAACAGGAACAACATGTTCGATTGTGATGAAAGCGCCGTCTGTATGCCACCAAATTTCTGTGCCATCGGGCTTAACTTCAAATAGTATTCTTTTGTCCAAAACAGCACCATTTTTCTTATTGTTATTATTGGGTGCTGTGGGGGCAATTACGCCCCCACTATGCTTGCGGATTAAGCGCCGCGCTTTACGTCTGCAATCTTCGCGTTGCCCTTCTCGTTCTTGCAAACGAGGGAAACAACGGTGTTGAGCAACTTGCGCTGATAAGAACCGTTTGCTGGCAAGTCCTTGGTCTTGAAGCCCTGCAATACAGCAAGTTCCCAAAGAGCAGGATCGTAAGCAATAACCGTCGTGGAACGAACCTTGTTGTGGTATGACACATCGTAAATCCCGAAGTCACCTTCGATGATCTGGACGGTGTTTGTTACCTTGCGGTCCTTGGTTTCCATGTTGCGAACGGCATCACCAGAGAAACGGGAGATAGCGCGCTTGAGGTTCGCTGGAACGATGATCTTGCTCGGTGTGCCACCTGCTTCATGAGAAATCTGGAGCGTATCAAGCAAAAGTTCTTCTGTGAGATCGCGAACAGTACCGTCTGTCGGTGCAGAAACAAGATGAGTATTTTCATCAAAACCGAGTGTTTCACCGTCAGTACCATGGCTCGCTGCGGTCTTAATCCAAGACTCCATACCTGCGAACAATCCACCTTCGGTCATTTGTGCACCGGGGCGGCTTGCGTTGTTACCGACGATCGCGGCTTCGATATCCAGCTTGAGCGCTTTACCTTCAAGGCTGGTCTTGTAACCGAGTTCCTGCTTGTAACCGATGGTGTCAACAGCGTTAGCAATGTCGGAAACGTTTACAACGCCCTGAAATTCCTGAACGTAGTTGTTGAAACGCTTCGGAGACGAAAGAACAGAGTCAACGCTGTCCGCGCCTTCTGCAACGCTGTTCGTTGGGTTAGAAGGACGAATATCGTCCGAAAGCCATTCAACCTTACGATTGCCAGCCGAACGCTTCTTCAAAGAGGAATATAGAGGGGTTTCTGTTGGGTCGATATTGTTGATAATGCTATCAATATCTTCTGCAATATTTTTACCGGAATAACTGGTATATGCGGCCATTTTTGGCTTCTCCTTAATTAAAATAGTTTGCTGAGTGCGCTTGCAGCATCATCAAGACTACCTGTACGCTTCAACCTCTTTAGGTCTTTCTCCAATGCACTTGAGTTTCCACTTGCGCTAACGTCTTTTGTGCCCGGCATCGTAAGAGCGGGCTTGGCTTCAATTGCCTTCACTGCTTTCGGCATCTTTGCTGCCGCTTCCATTCCCAACTTTGCGTAATATGCAAGTTGCACCATTGTCGGGTCTGTCAGGTTCTCGATCTGCTCCGCAGGCAATCCCTGCTGGGTCAAGAAGTTAGCAATGTCATTCAGGACAACATTCGCTTTTCTGTCGTCACCAAACTGATCTGGCATTCTGCGAGCAAGTTCCGCACGACTATCAATGATGTCCTGCTCTCGCTTGTTTTTCGCAAAACGTGCGTTCTGTTCGGCAATCTGCTTCTGCGCGTTGTAAATCGCCATAACAGCGGCTTCACGTTCCTGCTGCTTCTTGGTCCATGCCGCCTTGTCTTTTTCCCACTGGAAGCGTTTCTGCTGTGTGGTGTATGGGTCGAGTTCGAATTCAGCAGCCCAATCGGGTTCTGGACCGAAATCGGTCATGTCAAAGACCTGTGCGACGTGATGAGCCAATTGGTTCAGTGTCTGCGCAGAAGTTTCACGCACCTGATGCATGTCAATTTCCTGAACGATCCACTTTTTGCGGTGTTCAGCTAGTTCCTGCATTTTGCGCGTGTAATCGGACTGTCTCAGAAATCCGCGTTCTGCTTCCTTACGTGAAATTGCTTGGCCTTCGAGTTCGAATACAATTTCTTCCGGGTCGCGTTCGACGGGTGTTTCCTGCTTCTCGTCCTGTTCGCCTTCGTCTTCATCTGCTTCGACGGTTTCGGAGTCCGTTTCCGGTTGTTCCTCGTCGCTCTCGATATCTGTTTCTAGCGGGGTTGAGACTTCGGGAGTCTCGTTCGTTTCAGCATCTACTTTTTCGGGTGTAGCCTGTGGGCTGTCCAAAAGGGTTTCGATCTGTGTGGCCGCTTCATCGACCGTAAAACCAGTTCCCTGTTCGGGAGTGTTGGTCATATCCATGAGTTGATACCTCAATTGTTGTTATTGTTGAGGTATTTATTGAATTGAATATTTTTCACGCTTCTTTGGATGCCTTGCGCTGAGCATCCAGTGCGATCTCTGTATCTGCATATTCGATGAACTTGCGTCCACGCATTTCAAGCAGGTTGCAAGCCAGCGTCAACTTGTGAAGGTTCTCCCGTTCCTCCACATCGAGGGTGTTCGTCGCTGAAAACTTGTCAAACAAATGGCGCTTAATATCGGTAAGCAACTGCTTGAAATCTGGATTGTCCAGAACACGTCTCGCGTTTTCACCACGCGCAATAATTTCCTGATTCATAAGTTCTCCCTTACTGTTGCGGAGGCATCATACCGGCGCCAGGTGGTGTCATAGGCTGCGGCGGTGCTTTGGGCGCTCCCTGCGCTTGCTGCTGTGCTGGCGCGTTTCCTAGAGTGCTTTGAGCGTCTGGCATCCCCTGCGCTTGCTGCAACTGTGTCTGTGCCTCGTTGAGCGCAATGGCATAATCGACGTCTGTGCGACGACGATCTTGTTCCGCCTGTATCTTTGCGACGTTGACCTCTGCTTGGTACTTCGCCTCGATCTCAGCGCGCTTGAGTTCCAAGTCCTGTGCCATCTGATCGCGCTTCAAGTCGTTCTCCACGTACAACTTGCGCATCTCGAATTCGTATTCGGCGGCTTTGCTCTTGGCGTCCACTTCGGCTTTCAGCTTCATTTCCGCGATGAGTGCCGCGTTCGGGTCTGGCGGTGGTGGTGCGGGTGGTGGCGGTGGCAATGTCGATGGATCGACAAAGAACATACCGGCATTCTTGAAACCGGCGTTCTCGGCTAACTTGGTTGCTGTCGCATATATGGTTTGTGGATTTGCTAGGCCCATCGGCTGCAACTGCATCTGCAAGGCCAAGATTGCCTGCAAGTTTGCTGCATTCCCCATCTTGTCCGTAACACCGAAAGCCACGTTCGCCGTGATATCCATGTCGGCGTCCCATTCGTCTATGCGGATCGGAGTGAACTTGCCGGTTAGACGAGTGACGAGGCGTTGCGCTTCTTCTGGATTGTTCGCAAGCAAATCGATGATGACACGGAAAATATAGCGATAGCCGGTATCGGCAAAATGGCGGCAGACTTTCTCAATAAGCATCTGCTGACTGCTTGCGCGCTGTGCGTTCGCTGTAGCTGTCGTGTTCTGTAGATCCGATGCATTTACGCTGGCGAGCGAACCACCGACGCCGGTTGTGTAATCGAGTTCCGTTTTCAGATTGTCGATAATCGGCTGCGCCTGCATCGCTGTGAACGGCGGCTGTACCCACGAAATACCAGCGGTCGGGTCTTCCGAACGAATAACCTTACCCGGATACGGGTTGAGCAAATCATCGTGGCGGGTGACTTCTGGATTAATCACCACCATCGGATCGACATACTTATTGAGATTGTCGTGCTGTGCGCGGATAATCTGCGAAACAAGTTTCTGTGTCGGGCCGACACGATCAATCATGCCCTCACCGAAAAGCGTGTTCGGGATCGGGAACGGCACAAATGGCGCATACGGATAGAATTTGCTGACTTCCTCGTAATGAAGCAGAACGGGCTTTGTTTCGAGATCGCCAGCCAACGTAATGCGATAATGACGGCGCTTTTTGCCTTCAATCGCCGTGAACGTGTAAATCTCGTAGACCGTAACCTCGTCGCCGGTAACACCACTGGTATCATAATCCGTGATGAGAGCGCGTTCCTGCGCCATGCCCTCTAGGTCCGATTCCGACAATGGGATTTTATCAACCTTGGCTTTGTCGAAACCCATATCGATCAGGTCAGCACGGCTTATGACGCGCTTATGTCCCTGCAACGTGGCTTTGATTCCGCCGGTCTGCTCGTCAATGTCAGCATCGCGTGACACGATAAAATCTTCCGGTGGCAAACTGCGAATGTTGATCGATACGTTTTCGCGAACCTTACGAATTTTTATATCTCTGACTTGCGGCTGCATCTGCTGCGCAAGCGCTGCCAGTTCAGGTGGCAAATTCGTAGGTGGTGGCGTATCGGGAAAATAAGGGTCGCCGCGTTCTTCGATAATGATCTTCCCGGCTTCTTCCTGCTGCTCGATCTGGACCAGTTGAATGTCGGTCAGGCCCTTGACCATTTCCGGCAATAGTTCCTCGCGATCCTTGCGCAGTTCCACCATTGCGATGCCAAGGCCAGTGAGAAAGCCGTTCGTGAGCCATGGGGAGAGAATTGCAACATGCGAATTTTTGTTACGCATGATGAAGTTGCAAACTTCCGTCATTTCGTCCGCAATCGGCTGGTCGTTCGGCTCATTCGGAGAGAAACTTACGACCTGCCATTGGTTATCGAAAATGCGAACGCCCTGACCAACGGCCCAATCGGTGCGTTCCTGAACGTCGCTGCTTACGTATTTGGATTTTGCGTCCCTAATCGGATTGCCGTTCTTATCAAGATCGAACGGGAACGGTTCACGCATGTAATATTTGAGCGCTGCGGTATTCTTGTCCGCGATCTTCGCACTAGACACGCCAACCGCGCCTTGAACCAGACCAGCAAAGCGATTTGCTAACGCTTGTTCATCCACCTTTTTACTGATTGTGTTTTTCGCCATAGCGCCTTTCGCGGCGGTTGTTCCGCCGTTCTCATTTTTGTTGTTATGCTCATATTTATTTGGCTCGTGCCGTTGCGCGTCAGTTGAAGCGTCTCAGGTCTACTGGCGGTGCCAAGAACTGATCGATGCCGAATTGGCTTGCAAAACGTGTCGGTGAAATCGCAAAGGTCAGACATAAAGCGTCTGCAAAGTCAGGCGATGCGCCCTTGAGTTTGCGCTTGATGAGGTCTTTCTTCTCGACCTTAATCTTGCCGTTGTCGCTATCGTACGATGGAGCAACGAGTTCCTTGCGCAGATCGGCATTGTCAGGAATGCTGACGTTTCCAGCTACAAACCATTCTCGACATTCCCACCAAAGTTGATCGCGCAATCGGCTGTAGAGATCGGGCTTGCGTGTCGGGGAATTGGAAACGATGACCTTGCGAACCGGCAAGTTCATGTAGTTCAAATTGACGTAAGCACCATTACCGACGCCGATAGCATCAACGCAAATTGCTTGCGGTCGCAATTTCGGCGGTGTGCGCTCGTATTCGTCACGAACACGCATAGCAAGTTGCATGAGGTCCGTACCGCGTATCTCAGAAATGCCGATGACCTTGTTGTCGTGGCGTTTGACCAAGACACTGCGGTCGCCGCCATCGGCAGGGTCTAAGCCCCATATGACGGGATAAGTTGTAGCTGGAACTGCCTCGTCGTTCTCAACTGCATCATCAACGGCCCACTTCGGAATAAGGCCGTCAACATTACTGTCGGGAAACTCACCAAGGACCATGATCTTGTAAAGGCGAGCGTCTTTGCCGCCGTAGAGCAATTCCTTCTCGTAAAGGTCTTGCGCAGTGATATGCGGTGCATCGGTCATGCAGCCGTGAACATGCTTCCACAGCGATTGCATGTCCCCGTTCCACGTCTCCCAAAAATAACCGCTCGTAGTCGATGGGTTGCTAATCAGGCAGAGTTTGCCGTTGGGATCGGTCAGCACGTTCTCAAGCGCGTCGGTGAAAATCTCATCCGGCACACCTGTCGCCTCGTCCACAAAAACGAAGTTGTTTATCTGGTGAATACCGCGAGCAGCCGAAATGTTGTCGGTGCTGGCAAGCGCGTATGTTGCAAAACAGCCTGACGAATTATGTTTGCGCTCAATGCGCGTTGCCGTAAATCGAAACCAGTCCTGAAATGTCTGGTCCATCTTTCCATAAAGCAGGGAAAGTTCTTTCCAGATACCGCGCTGTAACTGCCCTTCGTTCGGGCCGAAGATTGTCACCTGCACATCGTCATGCGTGAACAGTGACCACCAGACGAGAATTGCCAGCGCATGGGTTTTGCCGAACCCGACACCACCTTTGAAACTAATGCGCTTATTTCGGCGGAATGCCTCTGCAAATTCGATCTGTTTGGGACGTAAAGTCGATCCGAAGACGGTTAGCGCAAATAGCGCAATATCTCCGTGAAACTCCTGCAATAGCGCAAGCAATTGCTGCTGCTGTTGCTGCTTTGAAATAGTCATAAAAAATACCTCGGTAATGAAAATCCGAGATATTTACGTTTTACCGCATCAAAACCGGCTCATTTGAGCGTAACGGTTTGGTTTCGTGCTGTTTTTCGCTGTTCTTGCTTAAATACGAGATACAACAACAAGGACAGAACCATGCAAGTTCAATACGAAATAGCAAACGGTCATAAGCGCGGCGAAAACGGGCTGATTGAGTATCTAAAGAGCAATCCGGGAGTTCCACAGAACGAGGCAATTGCAACGTGGATCGACAATAAGTTTGGCGCGTTCGTTCGTGACAATATCAGCAGCGACTTCCGATTTACGCAGACAAGCCCGGATCGCTTCATAATCGACTTCACATACGAGTCCGATGCAGACGAGTTTATCAAATTGCTCGGCGGCTACCGAATGGAGGCATAATGGCAAAGAAACCACTGACAGAGCGCCAGCTTGCAAACCTGCGCAAACACGCATTCAGCAAGGGTATATCAGGCAATCCCAAGGGTCGGCCGCCTATTGCAGACGAACTGAAAACAGCAATCGCCTACTTGTCGCCGTCTGCGCTGCTTACAGTCGAAGACATTATGCTCAATGGCAAAAATGAAATGGCACGTTTGAAAGCCGCTGAAATATTCCTATCGACCACAGTTCCGAAGGCTGCGCAGAAGGTCGATATCGATGTTGATGTGCAGATCACACACACCGCAGACCTGCTTGCAAAAGCCGCGAAGGCTCGTGAACTCATTGAAGGTAATGTCATTGAGGCCGAACTACTTCCGCCACCGGATCAGAAAAAGCACTAGACGAAAAAGGGACGCACAAGGCGTCCCTTCTCATATCCCTGTCGAACTGTGTTAGCGGAACAACGAGAGGATATTCTGCGAACTGCTGTTTGCAATCGAAAGCGCTTGCACACCCAATTGCTGCTGAACCTGCAAAGCTGAAAGCCTTGCCGACTCCTTATTCATATCCGCATCAATAAGCGCTCCGACGCCCTTGTCAATGGAATCGCTGAGTTTCGAGAGGAAACCCGATTGCGTATCAATGCGCGACTTGGCAGCACCGAGATTGGCAGCGCCCGTTGTGAGACTGCTAAGTGCGGTTTCAACCGTGTCCATTGCGGATTTAATTGCAGCGTCATCGAGTGCCGCAGTTGAGGGATCGAAGAATGCAGTGTCCACAACACCAGCAGCGAAGCCCTGCGTCGTGTCGATTGTGCCGTCTGCGTTTTTGCCGAATACACGAGTATCAGCCGACGCAATATCGATGGTATCAACGGTAACGCTGTTACCAGTGCGATTGTATGAGGAAACAATTTTCAAATCCGCATTCGCACTGCCATCGTTGAGCAGCAAGTTCGTCCCTGCATATGTGGCGTTCGTCGCAGATGATTTTATCTGCTCCTGAATGCCCTTGATCTGCGTGGCAATCTTCTGCTGGTCCTCCTGCGATGCGCCTTGCGCGCTCACCAGCAATTCTTTCATGCTTTCGATCTGCGTTTTGATATCGTTGATCCCGGTATATGCGGTATCAACTTTACCAGCTCCAAGACCCAACGCATCCTGAACCGCCGAGTTGGCCTTGTTATCGGATTTCATCGAACTTGCGATGGACCAATAACTTGCGTTGTCGGATGCTTCGTTAATGCGCAGTCCCGTTGCAATCCGGTTTTGCGTTTGCTCCAGAGCCTTGTTTGTGGACGCAAGGGTCTGCAACGCCGTCATTGCTGACGTGTTCGTAAGTATGCTCGACATGGTATTTCTCGATTATTTTGAGATAAGGAAGCATTTCGGAGTTGAACCGAAAGGATCAAACGACATCATGTCTGCCCTTGGGCTGATCCTGCTGCAAGCGTTGCTCCTAAGTTGCTACCCTGTGCTTGGTTCAGGGTAGCAACTTGTTACGAGGAACAAACAATAACTGCTTGCGCTTTTCTTCCTATTGCCGTTATTCCTAAATGTAAGCCTAAGATTTACTCTCAGTTAAACTTTTTTATAAGCAATTGTTTTTGCGCTCTTTTCTCGCTTTTGAACAACCCCCGATACATGAACGGGGGTTAATTCTTATTCGGACAGCTTTAACGGTAACAACCAACGCTTTAACGCGGTTTTGTCGCCGTCAATGCGAACTAATTGTCGCCAATATACGAGACGAAAAGTACGGGTTTCATTGATTACTTCTAGAGCGCCTTCGAACGAGTGATAACAAACGTGAAACACACCAATTGTTGTTTTCGCGGTGAATGTTTCGTTTGGCCGCTCGCGCGCTTTCCCGCGCAAGCGCTCTCTCAAGTTCAGAGATTCGATGAATTGCCCAACAACAACTAATTCCTCCGGACTTTCCCAAAGCACTGGCTCATGAAGGGGATTAGACATTACTGTGCCCCTTTCCTGATGCGACTTGTGGGTTTCTGCTACCAGCTACGCGACGGATAGTAGCAATGACATTGTTTTCAGCATATCCGCTGGTCTGGCCATCACCGGATAAACAAGAAGGAGAAATGCCAACGAGTGTGTTGTCGACGTAAATCTTGATGTGGCGACCACCGCGAGAAACGCGGTAGCCTCCTACTTTCTCAAGTTCCTTCCTGACACGCTTGGAAATCTTTAGAGGCTTAGCCACGATAAGGACCCTCCACGATTGGAAGATGCTCGTCCATAACCATTGCGGTCCACATGAGCATGTCGTCAGGCGACACCTCGTCTCGCGGGTTCTCTTCTTCCCATTCCATATAGACGTCATCATCAGGCCAACGTCCCGCGTCTACCCATTCCAATCCGGTCGGGGTCTGGTGAAGCACCAAACCGTCTGGCGAAACGCAGATAAAAGTGTGGCCGGAATGGTCTTCCCAGAAAAATTCCCAAGTGAAAAGATGGACACCTTCATTGTCGCGAACAATCACGTCGCGGTCTTGATATTCAATTCTCATGTAAATAAACCTCAAAAGAGATGTCCGACTTGGACTTACTGCTTGCCAAGCCACCCGATAGTGACACCTTTTGGATGACAGCGGATTTGCTGTCTCGGTGACCGGCATCGTCATCGAAGCGTAGGACCATATTTCAGCCCTTGCCGGTCAAAATGAGCCGTGAGGTCGGCTCATCTAGTTTTAATATTGGCGATCATTCCATGCCTTGCGGGCGAAAACAGCCATCAACGGAATAAGCCGTTCGGGAACTTCCCACCATTCAAAGCCGGGATCAATTTCCTCGGACTCAATGAACGAGCCTTGCCATAGGTTCATGCCGATGTACGTGAATTCGCCATTCCGGTCGGTACAAACAAGGTTCTCACCGTTCGCATCGGTTTCCCAACGCAAAACAATTTCGCCATCGACCGTAGATACCCAATCCCCATAACGTCGCATACTCGGATAATCACGGATGCACTCGGTCTTCAGTTTGAGTGCATCTCCGAAACGCTTGGAGATAGCCATGTTCGTCATCTCCACTAGACGCGAAGCTGGAACCGATAGACACGGCGTTTGGACATTACCTTCAAATTGCGGACGCCATTCGCCATCATGCGCAAGCACGTACCAGTTCTCATATCCATCTTGGTCTAGAGTGGTGAAATGAGGTTCGTGCGAGGCACTGCTACGCTCTTCGAACCAATTCAATACCTCAATACCTTCATACTTCACTGTCATAATGGTCCAATCGGAAAAACGACAAGCCGAGAATTCTTCGATTTCCAGACCCGGAAGCAACTTAACATTACTAAACATATTTCATTTTCCTTCATATTTTGCTCAGGCAACACACCTCTCCACTTACGGAGGAACGCGCTATTTTCGTTCGATCTAATCGAGCCAAAATACAAAGGACGAATATATTGCGGCCCAACTCACGCCGAGCCGCAACTTGTTAATTTTTAAACTTTCAAAGAACTTACCGCGAGGTATGGTTGGTTGATATACCATCGCTTTTGCTGCTGTCCATATATTTTTTTAATTTTTTTCATTTTTCTGTTGACGTTTATCGTTTTTGGCGGATCAGCCGATGCGAATCACCTTTCGGAGCGATTCGAGTTTGCTAATGTTCCCTGTATGTTCTATATGAGGGAATGACCCGGAGTATCAAACACATTGGCGATGCAGCACGACACGGCATGTTCGTGATTGCAGAATGCAACGATTGCCAAAGACAGGCAAAATTTCTTGCAAGCGATCTAGCTGGGCTTTTCGGATATGGACGAAGCCTAAGCAGCCTGCGATTCCGGTGTAAAAGTTGCGACACGACAAATTGCAAAGTGACGCCGGAACTACCGGGCTTCGAGCGGAAACACGAGACGGTTGTTTGGCGTCCACAAAAAATCAAACAGTAACCATTCGGCTTAACTCATAAGCAAAGCCCCATATGGCAAAGCCGAAACAGGCAACAATATGTGGGGGTGGCAATGTCGCTGACCGAACAACAAATCGACCAACGAGATATCGTTCGTGCGTGGGGTGTAGAACTTCTACCAAAGATTCTCAGCAACAGTATCGAAGCACTGATAAGTGTCCACGTTTACGATACCGCCATCGATCAACCTATTCGCAACGATGGCAAGAAGATTCAAATATCGGACGATGCATACATCATTTCTTATAGTGAATTTTACGCAAACATCTTTAAACAACCAATCAAGTTTGAGAAATCTAAGGAAGATTTTACAGACATATTGTCGTTGTACTTTGCTAGAAATCACTATTTCTTTATGGAGATAAACCAGCCCGAGCCGGGAAAATTCCTCATGGATTATCATGAACTCCAAAACCAACCCACCGACAGGTTAACTTTATTTTTATTGCCAGACGAAATTAGTATTCATGCCCTTAGGGATAAAAATGAAGCGTTACAACTTAGATTAACTTACAGCCATTATCTAAAACCATTCGACCCAACTGAAATAGTTCTGTAGGTGTATCAAATCTACGGACGCAGCAGATATATAAATTTTTAATCCGCTAGGGGGTGGTGGCCTATGGTCAGGGAGGCCGTGGGAAGCCGCCCCTTTGCTTCTGTAAGACGCCCTGATGTATCACCCTTACACGCGAGCAATATCCGAGTAGCAAAGCAGCACTTTGTTCAAGCGCTTATCCTTGACGTGCCTGTGGTGCTGCTTGATAGTACAGTCGCAAAGACGCACAGATGCTTCATGCAATGTGATCACCCCTTGTAACGTATTCCGTTCACTACTCATACGTTAGCCTCGTTGTATGAGCGTCTGTGCGTCTTTGCACTAGCATTGCAAGCAGCAGGCCAGGTACAGGTACGACAAAGCCCGGACCTTTCGATCCGGGCACTAATCGTATTGCGCAATACGATGCTTGTTTACTTCTTCGCTTCCTTCTTCTTGCCTTCAGCGCGTCCAGCTTTCAGCCGTTCACTGCGATCCGCGCTATGCCGGGCAATCACCTGCTGTAGTGCCTTGTCCTCACGAATGGCCTGCTTTGCAGCACCGAGCAATTCAACAACAGTGTCGAGGTCTTTGGCCTTGAACAACTTCGAACCGGCAATCTCGAAAGCATTACGACCAACACGTACGATATATTCCGCACCCTCTTTCTTGAACCACAGCGACCGTGTGTTGATTTCCTTCCCTTCCTTCACCTGCTTAGCGTAAGCAATTTGCATATCCAGTTTGTTCAGGAAAATCTCAACTGGATCACGATGAGCGACAATACCGGTCGTTGCTGCTGCTTTGAGAATTGCAAGTGCCTGATTCATTTGTTTGTTCCTTCGATCTATTTGCAGCGCTTAATTGCGTCTGCTGTCCCTCTATCAATAGCCATTGGAAAATCAGGGCAACCGAAGAATTCACATTCTTTCTATTCTTTTTATCAAGCGCGTAACCTGCGTGGAAACCCACTGTTTGCCTGCTGCTGTTGGTATTTGCTTTGCGTTTAACTCACGCGCTATTGCTGCTGGACCTACAGCACCGCTGTCTATGATGCTCTGGACAATGGGAAACATACGTTTGTCGAAAGCATCTATGCGCGCTCTCGTGCTTGCTTGTGTACCACCCAATTTAACGCCCCGTTCTTTTGCCGCTGCCAGTGCTGCTTTGGTGCGTTCTGAGATCATCCGGCGTTCTTTATGCGCCAAGATTGCATACAGTTGTAATTGGAACTCATCTGCATCCGGCATGTCCGCACAACGTATGCGAACACCTTTCTCCATCAACGATAGTATGAATGCTGCATTACGCGACAGACGGTCCAGTTTGGCAAATACCAGTGTGGCCTTATTCGCTCGTGCAAACTGCATTGCTGCTTGCAACTGGTCACGGTCATTGTTCTTGCCCGACTCGATATCGGTGAACTCGGCTATGGGACTGTAACCCGCACATGCTTTGCGTTGTGCCTCTAGTCCAAGTCCGCTCTGTCCTTGCTTTGCAGTCGATACGCGATAATAAGCAACGTAACTTGCAGGTTGTATAGGTTGCATAGGTTGTAACTCCTTCGGCACAGTCAACGCACATTGCTTGTGCCTATTGCCAAAAGAATTACTTGCAAGAGCGAAGATCGGTTGCCCTTTGATAGAAAAGGCGCACAATGCGCCCTTTCAACATTACCTTTATGACTGCAATGTCATAACTAGTTACTACATTTGCGGATTTTTAGGTTGCCCTTTGAATTTTTTGGATGTGGCCCTGTACTCTATGTGAAGTCTGCACGTGAATTTGGGAACTACGTTGTTTGCTCGCTGTAATAATCAATATTAAGCATCGTCGCTAATCGCACCGGCCCGATCCAATTGTTGCACTGCGACACTTATACGATGTCCATGCTGAACGACAGAAAATTTTCTTCGAAGAAATTTGTTTAGATTTAAATCATGTGTGCCCATAAGTTCGCTGCAACTTAGACCAAAACCTATATAAATTCTGTCAAAATATTTCTTCTTATAGGCACGTGGAAAGTCGTAATAAATGTGAGTTATTCTGCGGCAAAGTGTTTCTTTTATCTCTTCTTTTAATCCATATCCGCTTGCGTAGACGTTCTTCTCTTTTGCCAAGCCAGGTTGATAATCTTCAACTACCCTCAGTAAATCCAAATTCTGATTATTGAAACCAAACCCTAAAAAGACTAAGTTGTGTGCATCATCAATCGCCAAGTGTATATCTGAAATTAGTTCAGCACTGTCTGTCTGCTCCGTGTAAGTCCGAATGCGGTTGGCAACTTGGCGCAGTGGGAAGTTACTTTGCACAGGATAGGCGAAAAGACATTCATCGTCTTTTACATCGAATGGATTATTTGTAACTTTTCCCAAGTATCCATACGGATGAATAATGTTCATATCGTTGACGACGCCTTCAGCAACAAGCCTATCAACATTGAACGCGATCATAATGGACTCTATCAGATAAGCCTCAATGCAGCGATCGTAATTAAAACATATAATGGATACCTGTTTGGGAATTTGCTCAATATCACTTACGCCATCAAAAAGAATGCGAGTAAACTTGCCTATCCACGTGTCAGTTAATTGTGATCGATCTATCGTCTCACCTAATTCTGTTTGCGCAATGGCTTTCATCTTGGATTGCGCCTCGGCCTTCGCGATATTCCACGCAATTAGGGCTTTTCCCATATGCACCAGAACCGGATCGTCCCGATTTCGGTGAATAAACGCGTCGATACTAATGCTAGTGTCAATTGCCGCGTGAATGCGGCGAAGGGCCATTATAATCTCATCCCGCGTGAACTCGGGCCAACCAATTTTAATTGCTTGCTCCAAATCCTCATCCACTATTTGAAGCCCGTGCAACTTAGACGACGCGATACGTGCGCTATCTCTGATATTCATGGCGAGTTGCGTACCCACCGGCAGTCCAAACTCCGCACTCGCGCCAGCGCCAATTACAAAAGTAGTTTTGTCCCGAAACATATATGCCACCCCAAAGTGCCCGCAAATCGAGAGCAACACTATTTGGGCTCGAATGTTGGGTCAATCTCATGGGCGACCTACGACCAATTACTGCACAAGCGCTCATGCCTGTCGCCATGCAAAGCCGTACTTGTCGCACCAATCCGCGTAGCTGGTCTTGCTCCCTTTATTAATAGGCAACGTTGGGTTCTGAAATACGATGGTGATTTTATAATCGGGATGAGCCGCCTTTACTGCGAGCATCTTCTTTCGGTCTGCTGCCGTTAGCCGCCCTTTCGCCTCTACTATCTCCTTGGTCTGCTCGTTGATGAAATCCGGCAAATACGTATGTGAGAGTGTGTAGGGCAATCGCTTTGCTTCATATGCAAATCCCGGTCCTACTTGTGCGGCGACCTTCTGTTCAAAGCGGTTTCTCATAGCGTCACAGCCAATCGAAACACTACTGCTTCCTGTGCGTCCTCGAAAATCCAATACCAAAGATCGGTGCCCGGAATTACCCATGAGTGGACGCGAGACTTTGCGTTCTGTGCGATCCACTCCGCTGCATCTTTCGTCTGTTGCGATATCGGGACGTGATACATGATATGGCCGAGTTGTCGTGAAAGTGGCCCCTGCTGGCTCGCGTTCTGCTGCAATGCGAGCCAATTGTCGTAATGCGCGGCGTGATCCGAACGAACGAATGTCCATGTGACGACATCGCTAAACACCTCTTCGTGCTTGGCTTCCTCGTGCTTCTGGATTGTTCGGATTAACTCTTCGGGGTCGGTGCTAAGTGCGCAGCCCGTCTTTAATGTCGCCACGTATAGGTTGCCCTGATGAGCGATGCCGTGGGTGCTAGTGCTGATGATTGTAGTCATTTTGTGCTCCGAAAGTTGTCTTCCGGATATTTATTCGGCCTTGCTCTTGGGCTTTTCGTCCGCCTCGTTTACGGCTTCTGCAAATCCCCTCATGCTCAAGCGAACTGGCAATTTCGGATTGTTTGCCCAACGCTGTGCGAGTCTCACAAGTCCTTCCGCTAGTGATAGGCCGAGCATTCCTAGTGCAAACGCAAGCGCATTGTTCACGCTCAGGTCCAGCAGGTTCAGGCCGAGCCATGTACCGATCAGCGGGGTCAAATAGATCGCACAAAGAGCGCCAACGAGTGACCCCATGAGCGTTTCCCATGTCCAGCGCTTGCCCATGATAAACGTGCGCACAAGAGCGCCAGCGAGGCCCGCAAATACATGTGAGGGGTTAATTCCGATGGATATCAAAAAGGCCGTGATTGACTCAAACATGCTGTGTTCCTCTTGTGGAACCCAACCGTTGAGTTCTCCTTTGTCCAAGTATTTAAGCTGAAAAGCCCATTTGAGGCTTCAAACGGCACTCATAGAAAAGCCCCGTTTCCGGGGCTTCTCCGCTTAATTCGGCAGCAGGAACTTATGTTTGCGTGGTCTGCCTTTGGCTCGCTTTTGTGTCGTGTAACGCTGATAAAGCCGGGAGTTTTCTCCAAACTCCGCAACACCCAGGAATTTCCAATATGGAATACCTGCGTACCATGCATCCATCCACAACACTGCAAAATTCGGAAGCCTGCCCTCTCTCACATAAGTCGTGCAAGCGCCATCGTGCAGTTCCCAAACAACTTGCTCCCAATTGTACGGACCTGTACCCATTGGCTCCAGCAGTTCATTCAATTCTTTTGGGTTATACTCGATTGCAAGTTTGAGCATATCAAAGTATTGGGGTTCGATTTTCCTGCGCAGTTGTTCAATTTGCGCTTGTATCGATCTGCGTATGATAAGTTTCATCCATTTGCCTCGTTTGTACCGCTAACAAACTCGGCCTATTGCCGTTGATTCACCTGTTCAACCTAAGAATTCAACTCGGCTCAAAAGAAAATCCCCGACACTTTCGTACCGAGGATTTCCAAGTGAGGAGTTAACAATGCAGATCGCTTACATCTACTTGTTATTTATCCCATATCAAAAAACTCGGCAAAGCCGGGTTTGATCGTGTCTTTGCTGGACTTAGTAGGCGTTGCAGTAAGTCTGAGTTCCCAAACGACCGCCGCCATAACTGGTGCAATTCACTGTCGTCGGGCTGGTTTGATTCACTACTACCGGGGGAACCGTTTGCTGGCTCCGTCTAATTGCATCAGCCGTTGGGTTGTAGCATTTATCCTCGGGTTCGCCGCGTCTCACGAGAGCATCAGCAATCTCACGCCGAACTCTCCGCTCGTTCGGATGTCTGGCCCACGCATCACATAATTCAAATGTTCTACGCCCATCGAAAAATGCTAACACGTCAGCGCGCGGCGCTGTGGCAATCCATGCCTCACTGCCCCTGAAACCCAAGGCAACTTTACCATCTGATGTACCAGCGCAAGCCGACAGCGCGACACACGCAACAATCAAAATCGAACGCATTGACGACATTCTCCCCACCCACAATTCTACGCATAGGTTTGCCACCAAGTGCAACTATTCGCAATATGAATGTCACGGACCAATCGCATGAAAAACCCGGCTGTTTAAGCCGGGTCCTATCTCACCACCAATTCTTACGCTCCCCATATCGCTTGCCGGTTCGTTTCGGCTCATATGGGTTCTTCTTCTTTGGTGCTGTTTGCTTGGGTAATGGTTGCGGTTCCTGATGCTTCGGAACCCAAATCGTTTTACCGTTCTCAATAATTCGCTTGTCTTTATTCATGCTAGCCTCCCCTCACAGTGTCTTGCCGGTGTCAAGGTCGCAGAACTCAAGTGAGCCGCAGCCCTTGAGACGTTCGCCCTGGCGGAGCAAATCGATAAGCGTGGGAAGGTGTTTAAGCTGCGAGGTCGTGTAATCCATACCGCCTAGCACTTTGTCCGAATACAAGCCCTCGACGTATTTCTGCCAAGTCTGCGTCGAGCCTGTGCCACGTCTCGCTGCTGCATAGTTCAGCATGATAATCTTGTCGGCCCTGTAGAGGTCAGCAATGCCAACCAGTTCCGTCACAAGCAGGTCGAGCCACCGGCGATCACCCTTTGCAAAGTCCATGAATGGGATAGTGGTCTTGCCGTAACGTGGCTTATAATCCACACGTACATTTCCGGCTTTAATATCGTTGATCGGATCTAGTCGCGAAGGCTTCTGCTTGACGACAATCTCCGTGATCTTGAATGACTCGATATCGAATAGTTCGTTTAAATCTAATTGTTTCATGTTATTACCCTTTAATTATTGATTGTTGAAATGAATAAGTGCCTGCTCAATACGTTCGATGGCTTCCTCTAGCGCATCGATGAGGCGTTGTTGTTCTGCTTGCTGTGCTGCCAACTGGCGAATTGCTGCTGCCTGTGTCTGTGTGGACATTGGCAAAGTTGCAGCCGCGTTTTCTAATTCATTAATTAAATTTTGCATTTGAAGCGCTCCCGTTTTTTCTCCGCTTGTATTTACTCAAGGGTCACTGGGAACGCTTCAAACAGCATCAAAACGCTTACTTTCCGAAATCACCCGGCTTTCGAACTACCATTTGGATCGGCTTGTCCTTACGCGGTTCCAAGTGAACGCGAGTAGGATCGCGATAGATACCAATCTTGTAGAGTTTGCTGGCCTTCTGCACAGTGAACGCCTGATCCAGATGAACTTCGCGAAGAAAATTCTGGTAAATGACCCAGACCACCGGATCGCACCCGTGTTCCTGATACATGATTGACGCTGTGTAACCGATTGGCAGATACGATGGCTTGCCTCCTTCGTGCTTCACCTGCTCCTTGAGAATAGCGATCATCGGCTTGACCTTATAATCAAGGCCAGCATGAACGTGTTCTTCAAATACGGCTTCTACTTCATCGTAAAAGCTGCACCACATGTCGCGCTTCTTGATGGCTGATCGAAAGTCGCGCGAACGACTGTAATAGTTGGCAACCATCACATAGGGATTTTCAGGATCACTATCGGGATTGACGAGCGCGGTGATCTTCGCTGTCCACTGCGTCTTGTTCGCCTGTGCACCGTTGTCGAACAGATCAATGCGCATCTTGTAGAAGTCCGGGTCGAACAACTCGTCGTCGGCCAGCACGGCCTCGTCTTCGAGCGGAACAGCATCGTCCATTAGTTCATTATCTTCGTCGCTGGGTGAGTGAAGCGAGTCCGCGACACCATTAGTTTGCGAAGCAGGCGTAGCCGCGAGCGCCTTATTCTCCCCAGTGATAGATAAATCACCCCTTACTTGGCAGTCGTCATGCGCCGTAGGCGCGACTGCTTTAAGGATTACATTACATTCCTTATTATTTAAAAGAGTCGCGCCTGCTTTGCGCTTGGTTATATCCTTAAAAGAGTCGCGGTTAGCGAAATAATCAATACCACCAATGCTATCAGAAGCAGGACGTGCGTCATCATCATAGATGCCATTTGCTTGCTTGATACGTTCAATAATATCCGATGTTGTGAGATTGTTGTGAAGTTCCATAACTTTGTCCTTAGAAAAATGATTTTAAAGAAAAATGACCCTGCTCGACATTGGGCTAGCGAGCAGAGTCACAATCATTTTTCTCTTTAGGAACTTGATACGAAACACTGCTCTAGGTAACTTGACGCTACCTCATCGCCCAATGTTTCGCGTCACTTCTATTTATACAGAACACCCATTTTGAGCGTCAATATTATTCTATCAACCCATTGAATTCTTTTTGTTTTTCCAGCTACACCAAAGCGAAGTTAATTACACCCATACAAATTTCAATCGCAAAGCCAAGTAATTGAAAAGACTGCCTTTTCCAGAGCAGTCTATGCTCGCCCTTTGAATCCAACGGCAATAACTCTGAGTTGCAAACGCAAAACGGAGTTAAGCAAATGCAAGCACAAGTTGGATTTCAGGTGTGGGGCAAAATTGCTGGTGATGCTTTCGATAAGGTGTTCCCAACTGTAGCAGCATGGAAAGCATGGCGCAGGCTAAACGAGAGCCGGTATGAAATGGAAGTGCTGGGCATGAAAAGTGAGGCCGCATAATGCTGCTTACACCTCAACAACGCTTGAAGCTGGCCGAAAACAATCGGAATTGCGAGGCAGATCACCCGCCGGTCGTCAGATTGTTCGTCCCAAATACGAAAGCCACGTGGTTGCTCAAGGATATGCTGCCAGATGGCGACACGTGCTTTGGACTGTGTGATCTGGGGCTTGGTGAACCTGAACTCGGTTACGTGAGTTTAAAGGAACTCGAACAACTGCTGATATTCAATCTATGGCGTGTTGAACGCGATCTGCATTTCCAAACGGACTTGCCGTTGAGCAAATGGACTGCTGCTGCTCGACGCGAAGGGCAGATAATAAATCCCGAGTGAATTTCCCCTATTGCGTGCAAAGGGAAAAATACTAACGTTCCTATTATGGCATAGTGAGTCTATGTCGGGGCTTGGAAGGAAATACGAATGAAAAAGACACTAATTGCTGCGGCTGCTGTTATGGCCGCAATGGCAACGCCTGCGCTATCGGCTGATCTCGGCGTGTCATTCCAGTGGGGGCCGACGAAGAAATGCTTCGACTCCAAATCACCGCCTTTCAACATCACAGGCGTTCCGAAGGAAACGAAGACACTTACTTTCCGTATGGTGGATCGTAACGCTATGGGGTTCGAGCACGGCGGCGGCAAGGTTGCCTTCAACGGTAAAGCTGCAATTCCATATGGGGCATTCCGTTACAAAGGCCCATGCCCACCAAGCGGGTCGCATAATTACTCGTGGACAGTGAAGGCGCTCGACGCTGGTGGCAAAACGCTTGCAGAAGGCAAAGCGGCTAAGATGTTCCCATAAGGGCAAGCGACATTCATAGAAACGACAATGGCCCGTAATCCGGGCCATTTCTATGAGCGGATGAATTTGTGTTTAGATGCGCTCTTTAAGTGCCTGAATGTCGTTCGTGTGTTTGGCGATAACTTTCAAGATGGGGTTCATTTCCTCACGTGGAATGAAATTGTCGTCTGCAATCTTCGCCATCTTAATCATGCTGTTACGCAACATGACGGCAAGTCCTGCTGCATAGAAGGCGACAACTGCAACGACAGACAGAACCAAGTTGTCCTGAATGAACGAAATCATGAACTCCAACCCCACGATGCGAGTGCTTCAATACGGCGCTTGATGAAACGCTTGATTGGACCGTTGCCCTGCGCATCTGGTGGACGTGATAAAACCCATAGAGTGAAAAGGATTAAGAAGAATTCCAACATGTTATGCCCTCCGCTGTTGCTGTTACCACCGGCCTAGCACAAGTAAAATCGCAGGACAATATTGTTTCTTTGGATTTTACTATTGCTATCAGTGATCTATTGTAAAAATCTGTTTGTCATTGTTTCGTTTCTATTATCTACCATAAACTTTCTGTTTCAAATTCCTCCAGCTTCAATTTGTTTCATCGAGATTTTGTTTCGCGCTCCATAAATTTTCATCCAAATACCACTTCACATCAATAAAAAGCCCACTTGGGATGACTGAACCAAGTGGGCCTTACCGCATCTGGAGCGCTGTGCGGGAGGATCGTAAAGGGTGTAAACGTCCTCAATCCTATTTATGCAGGTGGGCCTTATCTGCCCGTAATTCGCTCACCCACTGCTGACGCGTCAACAAACGTACTTGCGAAGCGTCGGACTGCCCTTGCGCGTCCTTGACGTGTTTCTGCGTCTTTGCGGCATAGGATGGGGGGACGGCCTTCACATGGAACTTGAGATTGTCCGGCGTCCATTCCTTGCGCTTGCGCGAAACCCGTTGCACGACCAGTATTTGACCCATAGGAGCAGGCCGCTCGAAACCTAACTCCTTCATCCGCTCGCGAAACTGCGCAAGCGTAATCGCCCATACTGCGCCTTGCGCTTCGTGATAGGCTTTCGACTTATCAAATAGTTCGGTGATGAAATCCTTGTAACTCATAACGTATACCTTAAAAGAAAATGGGGTTAGCCGCATTGCTAACCCCACTGAGCAGTCGGACGTTGTGTCCGTTGCTATTTAACGACTGTTTCCCACTGTATATGTTTGGGATTTATCAGTCATTATTCCATTTCCGATTGCTGTAATAGTTTCGCCTGTCGGCAAAACGTCACCAACACGAACAACCCATATGCCGTTTGTGTCTCGGATAATTGCTTGCTGCTGACTTATCTCAAGCACTTCAAATGCTGGCGACACAGTTACAATCATCAACTGATCTAGTTGCCGCTGCGCTGCTTCGTTTTCTGCAATCGAATGTTTCTGCAACTCGTTAAACAAGTAAGGAATACCAGCTACAACTCCTACTGCAGCAGCACTGAAACCCATATGCTTTAAAATGCTCATGTGGCCCTCGCACAATGTTAATTTCCATTGTGCTATTGCCACTGATTTCAAAGGGCGAGACTGAGAAATAAAAAATGGCGGTGGAGCAACCCACCGCCATGCCTAAATAATGGACTGGAGGCCACATTATTCTGACAGTTTAGCAGTCCTTCTACTAAACTAGGCATTAAAACTTTAGCGAGACAAAATGAACTGTCAAACAAAAAAACCCGGTAGTGGTAACTACCGGGTTCGTCTTTGATAACCGCAGACTGATTAGAACGAGCGCTGGAAGCGAACCATACCGCCCCATGCGTTGTTCTCAGCAACAGTGTCCTTCCATTCGCCACCAAACTTGGTGTACGAAACTTCCGGAGTGATGGTGAAACCTGGAACCAACTGATACGCAACGTTTGCCGTAACTGCAGTCTTGCCCCAGTCATCATGAGCGCCCTGCAGATTGAAGACAGCCTTTTCGGTTGCCTTGTACTTCAGACCACCCCAGACAGCCCAGTCGCCGCCCCACTGACCGTAGTTCTGATCAGGCGATGCTTCAGAAGCATAAGCACCCTGCAGCCAAAGCGAGAACTGATCGGTAACATTCACGTCACCCCGCAACTTAGCAGCCCATTCCTCAATGACCGAGTCGTAAGCAACAACACCTGCGATCGAACCCCAACCGCCAGCATACTTCACGCCGCCAACGATGTCAGGCATGTAGCCATCGATCGAATAGTCGTGACCGCCATTATCGTAACCACCGTCGTTTTCGCCACCCTGTTCGAGAGCAATAACCGCCGAGAAGCCGTTACCGCCAGAGAAGGTGTAGGAAATCTTACCGGTGCGGTACGTACCAGCAGCTACCACGTCATCGTTGATCACATCGCCAAGATAACCGGTAAAGGTATGGAATTCCGATTCATCGATACCAACACGCAGACCACCAAGCTGAATGTAAGCAAACTGCATTACAGTCTCAGTGCTCACACCGCCGCCGGTGGCGAATGTATCGCCATTCGCGTCTTCGTAAGCTGTGTTAGCATAGTAGCCATCGCGGCGCGAATTACTGTTAGAGTAATTGAAACGCAACTGCGTATAAGTCTTCAAAGTACCGAGTTCGGTTTCAGACCCCGTGGAGAGTTCGAGTGCTGCACGTGCGCTCTTATCCCAGCCCTTGCGGTCGCTACCCGAATATACGTTGTCGCCACCTTTAACGTCGTAACGAACGTAACCATGGATACGCAGGCAGGTTTCGGTGCCTGGGATGTAGAAGTAGCCAGCGCCGTAAGCATCGCAGACGCGTACATATTCAACGGCTTCTGGTTCTGGCGCGACGATTGCGTCGGCAGCCTGAGCGCCGGATGCTGCAACCAGTGCCGCAGCGGAGCCGAGAAGAAGGCTCTTAATGTTCATTTCTGACCTCCAGATCAATCTTTTTCCCCGAGCCCGTAAAGCGCTCGATTTCAACGAGTCATAAATAATCTTTAATGGAGGCTAATCGCAACCTTGTTCAGCACCTGCTCAATTTTCACCGTTGCCTGTGTTGCCAATTTAACACAAATTTGCCACTCACGTCTGCTTTTAGCCGCAGAATGGGCTAATTCTTAACAATACGTAAAGTGGTCTTATCTGTGGAATATCGTTCTTTCTCACACTGCCGAGTAGTGTTTTGAACATATTCACCAGAAACTGAGGCAGTTCCGAACCACTTTGTTTACGCAAGAGAGAATCATGTCGAACACTCCACTGACCGTCAGTCGATTGATTGAAATTCTGGGAGATGATCTCTGGAGCGAAAGCAAGTACAGGGAAAGTGCAATAATTTTCCTTCATGAGATTGCTGATATCAAGCGCGACGAGTTTGTGACTTTTCACGATGACGATTATATCGAGATCGCCAATGAGTTGAGAAAGCGAAACAATAAGAATTCGACCATCAACCGGAAAATCAATGCATTGACCAAACTCCTAAGGGCAGCGCAGAAGATTGGACTCATTCCTCATGTACCTACCTTTAAGAGGTTATCTGAAGGCAGAACTTCTTTGAGAGTGTTATCCAAAGAGGAAGAGCTGGCTATTATTAGCAGTATCGCCTTGAAGACCCCTATTTATGGATCGCTTGTTGAGTTCCTCGTCGATACAGGGATGACGCTCGGTGAAGCAATCGCGATTCGATGGGAGAATGTCGAAGGGCAACTCGTACACATTCCTGAAAGCACAAAAGGAGCAGCGAGGACACTTCCATTAACAAATCGCGCTTTTCGTGCAATCGCAGACTTTACTGGCGAACTTCGCGGACCCTATGGAAGCGTTGAGCAACCGAAGTTCCGAATTGCTTGGAATGAAGTTAAATCCGAGTTGAATCTCGATGCAGATCAGGCAGTCGTGCCGACAATATTGAGACATACGTGCGCGAGTCGTTTGGTTGGACACGGATTAAATTTGCATCTTGTACAACATTGGCTGGGAAATCGAGACTACAAGTCTATGCTCAAGTATGAGGCATTTCATCGGGCCGATAACTTCAACCTGTGCGTTGCGGCGTTAGAAGATATCCATCGATAG